ATCGTAAGCCATGTGACGTGCTTCTTTAATTCCTTGATCGTCTGTGTAGTTGTCTAACCAAGCATTTGGTACAGCTATCTTAGAGAATCCAATTACATTAACAAAGTCCTGTGCTAGTCCCCATTGGTAGGCATCCAACCAGTGTTGCTTGCTCTCTCCTTGTGGACAAAAGAATATGTCAATTGTTCCTAGCAATCCTTCTCGTTCCATTCTGTTTCTGAAGCTAATTGCATTTGCAATTGTTTCGTACTTATTGAATAGTACATCTGGTGCAATTACTTCATCAGGCATAAGTTCTCTGCAGATATCAATTAAGATATTCTCCGTAACTAATGCTCTTTCAGCTGCTGAGTTGTCTAATGTAATGTATTTACCTTGTTCCTTTTGGTCCAAGATAAATGCTCTGTACTCAGGAAACTGAACCCATAAGTGAGCCAATGCGAAGATACGATCTCCTAACTTCATTGGCTCTAAATTACTTACTGGTGATATTACGTATACGTCCATCTTAGTAACGGCTCTGATCGATTAAGTGGAAGAACTCTTGACGAGTACCAATTTCATTATCAAAGAAGTACCCTGACATTTGAGA